TACAGCGAACAGAGTTCGCACCCCAGTCAGCAAGGGCATTGACACCTTCCAGCGTTGCAACATTACCTGCCATAATATGCAAGTCTTTGCCAAATTCGCGTCTCAACGAAGCAAGCACCTCACGCATCATAACGTGGTGCCCGTGCGCCACGTCTACGCAAACAAAATTTCCGCCTGCGTCTAAGCATGTATCTGTTCGCGTGATAAAATCACCAGTAATTCCAACGGCAAAGCCGACGTTTGTTGCTCCCAATTCAAAGGATTGCTTTATGATTTCTGCTTGCTCACGGGGAGTGTTGTAACGGTGGATTATGGTTGAACCGCCCTCCATAGATATGGTTTGTGCCATATGGGCATTTGAAATAGTGTCCATCGGCGAGGCAAAGATCGGCAACTCTAACTTTAGCCCGTTACCCATATCGGCTGAAATATCAATTTCAGACCGTGAGCGAATATCAGAATATTGTGGGACAAGCAAAACGTCATCATAAGTTAACGCTTCGATCATTTTTAACTCCTGTTCTTATCGATAAATTTTCTAATTGCAACTGGATGAAACCACATTTCTTTATGTGGCTTCACCGGGTCATCCATAAAACGAATCATCGGACGAAAACCGCCGGTCTTAACATAACAGATTGAGGGCACGCCCTCAAAGCCGAACTTTTTTTCTAGTCCGTCTCCTTCTTCCATGTTGAATGCGTAAAAATGTAGCCCCTCATACTCATCGGAAATGTCTACAAATTGTGGTTTAAGAGCGTGGCAAAGGTGGCAGTTGGAGCCATAAAACTTTATAATCACTTGATGCTCCTCTGCAACTTTTCCGCCG